CCCTGGCAGGACTCTAGAGTTTAGGTAGCGAGCTTCTTCAGCTTTGCAAAGAATGCCGTATCATCATCGTCATCATCGGATGTTGAAGGAGCAGCTGCTGTGCGCTCCTGCTTAGGAGCCTGCCAAGGCAGATCGTCCTCATCTTCAGCAGGCTTACGAGATGCCGCTGCCGCCCGAGCAGCCGAAGGAGCTACGCTCCCATTATCATTCAGACCCAGAACCTTATTCAGCTTCGCCTTCAGTTCCTCATAGGTCTTGAAGTTAGAAGGAGCAAGGAAAGCCTGCAGCGAGTGTTCTTGCTTCCAAACCGACTCCATCTTATCGTCGTCTTCAAAGAGTGGTTCTGCCGAAGAGAATTCTGACTTATCGTAGTTGCGATAACCATCAACGTTACGAATCTTCAGCTTGAAGTTTGCACCAGTCCAAAGATCGAACGGGTTCATCGGCTTCTCATCCGCATACTGCGGGTTCATAGCATCGTTCAGCTTGTCGTAGATCTTCTTACCGAACTTGAACAGAAACACCTTACCGTTATTTTCCGGATTAGCCTGATCCTGAATGATGTAGACATTGGCAATATAATTCATCTTACGCTTCTGAGCACGAGCCTGTTTACGACTCGCGGACTCATCATCGCTGGACATATTCCAAAGAACGCTGTTCATCTCTGCAACAGGGTCGGTCTTACCGATAGTTGTCAGGCAGTTTTCGATATACCAGCTTCCGGTCGGACCCTTGAAGCCATGCTCGAACATCCGAATGAACGGAACTTCTTCCTCGCCAGGAGCGGGAAGGAAACGAATAACGGCATAACCGTTACCAGCCTTATCGACGTTAGGATACCAGAAGCGAGTGTCCTTGCCGCCATCGTTTTGTTGATTCAGCTTTGCCAGTTCTGCTGTCAGCTTCTCAAGAGACTGACCGCCACGCTGAGCCTTGAGTTTTGCAAAATCCATATGTATTCTCCGTATGTTTTGTGTATTTGTATAATCGTATGTCTTGTGTAGGAGTTTCCTCCAACACTATTTATACTACGCCTTTTCAACGAAAAAGTCAAGCACTATTTTGTTGACCTTTTCTTTGTCGTAATTAACGAATGGCGTGTATTTCTTGATCAGCTGACCGATCTCTTGCCAGATGACATCTTCTTTTAGCTGTTTGTTCCAATACCTATAACACCCTACAAGATCCGTTAGGATACAGGCTGTTTCGATATTGATTTCGCCACCAAGATACAAAACCAAAAGATGACTTAACTGGCGATCTTCGATAGCAAAATTACGATCAAAAGGAAACTGTAGTTTGCTCAAATCTTTTTGTAACAGACAAGTCAAACTCTCTTTTCGTTTTAACCAATCCTGATAGGTTTTTTCTGCCCCATCGGAATATGCTATGTCGCGTATCCAAGTCTTCGGATACTTGACAAAATTAGCAAGCATGAAACCATGCGGGTCTCTATGCTTGGCAACCTTCTCGAAAAAGAATTTATCTTTGCGCTTACTGAAAGAATTTTCAGCATCTCCTCTAACCTTACCGTAGTATTTGAAATAATCATAAGAGGAGCTGTTGAAATGTCTACGTAGAGCCATGTAGTCTTGGTATACCTCTGACGGAGTCATATTCAGATTGGCAGCTTTGCTGTCTTCTTAAGGATGTTGAGGTTTTCTGCTTCAATCTGAATCATAGACTTCATCATAGGATCCTTCTTGATTAGAGTTGCAGCAAACTCAACTTCGACGTTGTTGATGTCACACCAATGAACAACAGCGTCGATGTATTCCATGTTATTTTCATTACAAAGTTTTCTTACGTCTGAAGAGAATGTTAGACACTTGGCTGGGATTTCTTTATCTGTTAATTCTAGCTCAATCATTTTCAATCCCATAGAGATTCATAATACTTGGCAAACAGACGCAGACCGTTTCTCATACGCTCTTTATGTTTTTCAAGACCCTTATGGTCGATTTTAAATGTATCGTTCGGACCATTGACCAGCTTGTCATCAATGATTTTAAAATCACTCATGCCAGAATAATAAGATTCTTGCCAATCCTCTCTGGCATGCTGCCTAAAAGCCCAGGTCATTTCACTGAGAACCCAAGCCCAACGAGCCTCTGCGTGAGCGTCCGTATGACCGCAATTCTTCTGTTCTTCAGACAATTCAGGAGCGGAGGTCGACTTGATGTTGTCGGGAACATCGTCGTCATCCACATAAGGATAACCCTGTTTGCTTTCCTGCAGCTTCTCAAGCATAGGAACCACGATCAACGCAAGAGTGTTATCCATGTTCCATACGTCGTAACCGTGAATATGAACGCAGATCTTACGCTGCCGTTTCTCGTAAATCCACTCGCAGAATTTACGAAACCATTTGACATCGTTAAGTTTCTCGCCCAGCTTCAAAACGAAATCTGAGTGAGGATCCTTCCAAAAGAAGATCTTCTGAACGATCTGATACGGACCAATCCAGTCTCTATACGGTCCGATGTTAATTTTCATTTGAATCTCCGGTCACATGAACGCGAGCCAGTTTCTGTTCGCGAGTCCAGTCAACAAGATAATCGTTCAGTTCGTCATGAACGCGGATAGCTTCTTCGTCATCGATTTCGCGAGAAGAAACAACCATTTCACCTAGATGCATCTGACCAAACTCATCAGCCTCTTGCATATGGACACTGTCTTCCGCCCATTCTTTTTTTTCAGTATCAACCACATACACCACGCGATACTGAGACAAAGCTTCAACTAGAAACTTAGCCATTACGATCTGTCTCCTTTTTCAATCATTGGCGTCGTGTGACGCAGCTCATATCTAAATCTGTACCATTCAAAACTGATACAATAACTTCGACGGTTCGCATATCTTCAAGACATGCCTCGACAGAATTCGATGTCAAGCTGATGTTCATGGGGCTGCCTCCCAGCATGAATGTTATAAGAAGCACTGTAAAAAATTCCATGATTTTCTCCTTTCGCGATAAGAATGGTAGTCCCACCCGGAATCGAACCGAGACCGCGCTCCAATCCAGAGCATACCCAGTGTATAAGGCTGGCGTTCTACCGTTAAACTATGGGACCAAACTAAAAATCAATTGTGGCAGGTGAGGTATCTCCATGCGATCCACAGAACCGATGGTTCCCATTCTCCTTTTACGGATGATCAGTCCGCTCTACTGTTCTCGAGACTTGCGTAGCCATACAGTAGACTTTACTTACCACAAACTTTTGGACCTGGTAGGACTTGAACCCACAACCAAACCGTTATGAGCGGTCCGCTCTAACCATTGAGCTACAGGTCCTCAATCGAAAGCGCCTTCCGCAGTTCTTCGTAATAGCTTTTCGTATTTTCTAAATCTAACGAACTGAAAAAGAACAACACTGCACCTAGGAAAAAGAGACTGAATGACGCAGCTAAGCCAAACACAAAATAACTCGCAGCTGCTACGATCAATATCGCGTAAATATGCAGTTTCAAATCTCCGATGAAGTTTTCGTAGTCTTCATTTTGCTTAATCGTTACAGCTATAACAGCTGCAGCAAAAGACTTAGCGAAGAAATACAAAAAAACGTTAACGAAAACAATCAGCAAGACCGAAAGCATTATCATCTCCGAAAAAATGGCGGACCTGGAGGGAATCGAACCCCCATCGTACAGCTTAGAAGGCTGATGCCTTATCCGTTAG